CCCCTGTTTAGGGGGCCTCGGACAAGAGTCCGGTTCATTCTGAATCCTCCTCTGCACGATCTCTGGATACTACCTGAATGGCACGTTATCGCGAAAGAGTCACCACTAGTCCCGGTGGCACTGCCACCGACCCTAGCGGTCTCCTTCCCGATGAACATCAAGGTGTCACGACCATGCTTACTCAGTGGATGGTTGACGTGGATAATAACCCAGGTCACCCTAACCCTCTGACAGCTGTTCGTTACCAAGACATCGTTGGTGCCTACTCTGGTCCGTCTGGGTACTATACGACGCATCGCTGGTTATTTAACTGCGATATATCGCCGTATTTCGGCCCAGCTCGGGTAGAGCTTCCTTCTGCTAACCTTGTGTTATCTGCGGGCCTTGCGGCCACCAATCCGAGTAAACCTCAGATTGACCTGCCGGTCTTTGTGTATGAACTCAAAGACCTTCCAGGAATGATACACAGTTCTTGGGGAAAGCTACTAAAGATAACTCCTCATCCTGAGAAGATATCTATAGCTAGCGCCTCCAAACGAGGTGGACGCATCGGCAATTCTGCCGTTGAGTATAACTTCGGTTGGGCTCCCCTAATCAATGACTTGAAGGGCCTTGTGAACATTATGCCGAATATTGACAAACGGTTTAATGAACTCAAGGGTCTCAAGGACACTGGTGTGTTAGCAAAGTCAGGTCCCAGCTTCCGCAATGACTTCACGTTTTACCGTGATCGATATTGCGTGAATCTCTATGGAGCTTATGCTCAATGTCACGTGCATATGCACGCCTTTGAGAAAACTTGGTCGTCCATCCACTGGGTGGCGGACAATCAGAAAGCTCTACAGAGTACGCCTGATGCAGACCTTCATGATATTGCTCAACGAGCAATACTTGGTCAGAACGCTAGTTTGGCTTCCGTTTGGGAGGCCTTACCTTGGTCCTGGCTGGCTGATTACTTCTCGAACGTAGGTGACCTTGTCAACGGTCAACGAAATTCGGTGGGTGCTCATCCTGATGGTATGTGCGTCATGACGTCCATCGGTTGCGATGTCGTCGGACTTGAACAGTTCGCCGGCCCCGCAGGTGGTTCATTAGCTGGGTTAGGTGGGAAGGTCATCTCGAAATATCGAGGTGGCTATTCCCTAGTGTATCCAGAAGCCAGACTGCCGTTTCTTAACGCCAGTCAACTGACGACTCTTAGCAGCATTGCTGTTAATATTGGTCAAAACAGCCGTGCATTAGGTTAAAGCTAAGAGAAGAGAAGTCAACTATGGCCTACACACTAACTGATCCCATCTCCATCACCATTGATGGTGTTGCTCATTCACTCAAACGAGTGAATCAGGACGCCTATGGTTCGGAATACCTGGATCGATCGACGTCGGCCCTCTACGAAGTGCGGATGAAAATCCGTCACACCAAGGAGGCCTCGAAGATCGGCCAGATCCGAATGGACCGTCACAACGTCGAATTGACGAAGACAGTCTATGGTTCAGGAATCAATCCGGATGTCGTCACCCAGGCGTATATCGTTATCCGAAATGGATACAATGCGCCTACGGCCGATACCCAGAAGCTTTCCTCAGGTCTCGTTGCGGCCTTGACCGCTGACAACCTGACCGGCGTCATTAACTGGCAGAACTAACTGCCGGCAAATGACGGACTAGTCTCAAGTATAGCGAGACTAGGGAGTAGTGTAGGCCCCAAGGTCACGATTAACATAAGGATGCTTATCATGACTAAAGGCTTGGACTTTGACTTCTTAGGACTCTACCAAGCAATCCTTGCGGATTGCGAGGTATATCTCCCAAATCGCCATGTGCAGTGGGAACGAGACTTGAACCGTCTTGTCTCCCTGTACAAGCATCGGGGCCCGTCGATCTTCACGATCGACTTGCCTGCCTTGGGTAAGTCTCTTGACTTATCCTTGGCAAATCGGAGTCTAAATTTGGAAGGTCTGAACCATAGCGGTTCTCGCCATCCCAATTCCAAGATCCCCAGACTTTTCTGGGGGCTTTGGTCACTCCTATTTGACGATGCTGGTTGTCTGAAGGATGACGTCGATCCTAATGTCGTACTTTTCCTTCGTACTTTATTGTACGCGGGTAAGAACTTCAAGTCGGATTGTTCTCCACGATACCTCTACGAGGCAATCGGTGAGTTTTACGCCATTGAAAGTCAAATGGCCCCCCCATCCCAAATTTGGGATGGTGATGGGTCGGATCTTGAACCTTCTGGATTGGGTCATTTGTGTGACCTGTCTCCTTGGGTGCTTGATCCTGATGTCCAACCCCTTCTTCAGGGGGGAGATATCAACGATCTGCTTAGAACCGTACAGCGAACAGCTGATATGGTTTCCGCGCAGTTCGGCTGGTTTGATCCAGCTGAGACCTTCTTCAGACATGGACCTGGTGCCGTATCAGACCTTACGGGAGGATCGTATAAATACGATTTTCCCACTTGGTCCGATAGACTTGAGTCCGTCTTTCCCTGGTCAGAGTACGGTACAACCGGACTCGGATTAGGGTTTGGCTCGGATACGACGATTACTCCTCGGGCAGACGAGGGGGCTAGCGCCCTCAAGGCTGTTCCAAAGAGTATGAAGGGTCCCCGGCTTATTGCCGCGGAACCTACAAGTCACCAATGGATCCAACAAGGGATCGCCTGGTGGCTATCATCGAATCTAGAAAGGACCTTGCTTCGTGATTCAATTGACTTTCGTAGTCAAAGAAAATCACGCGAACTCGCTTTGGCGGGTTCGCTCACCGGTAGGTATGCCACTATCGACCTAAAGTCGGCTAGTGACCGTATATCATGTCACTTGGTACAACGCATCTTCCGACGCAACCTAACGTTGCTTCGTCCGATGATCGTATCTAGGACAAGATATATGACTAACGATGAGGACAAGAGCAGAGAACGCCTTATTAAATTAAGGAAGTTCTCTACTCAAGGCTCGGCACTTACCTTCCCCATCCAATCCATCATTTTCGCGACCGTGGCTATAGGAGTTGGAAAATTCCTAAACCCCACCCGCGATTATAAGTGGCTTGGACGGCAGGTCCAAGTGTTCGGCGACGATATTATCGTCCCGAATCACTGGGAGCCGTCTGTACGTGTTACCCTAGAACTTCTAGGGCTCCGGGTTAATGTCACAAAGACATTCTCAAAAGGAAACTTCAGAGAATCTTGTGGCATGGATGCATGGGAGGGTCACGATGTGACTCCCCCCCACATTCTTTCCGGGTACAGAGAGTCCGACCCCGGCACGCTCGGTAGTCTGATTGCAGTCTCGAACAACTTCTACTTGAAGGGGTTCTGGAGGGCAGCAGACTGGATCGTATCGTCAGTTCCACCCGCTATCCGTAACAAGATAGCTGTGGTAGGCCCGACGTCCGGGGTGTTTGGCTTGGTCTCACGATGCGGAGGCCATCTCGCTTCTTCCCTAAAGAAGAGGTGGAATGGTGATCTTCACCGCGAGGAGGTTAGGTTGCTTTGCATATCTGCAAAGTCCAAAACCGTCAAGCAAAACAAGGCTTCGGCATTGCTGCAGTATTTTACTGCTGCCCCAGACCCGTACTATATGTACGAGTCCGGTGTTGCTGTAGCCGGTGTGCCGATTACAAGGCACACCTGGGTGCCCACTCAGGAATTGGGTTTATACCAAATTCCCTAGTGAGGAGGTCGCTTCTTGCCAATAAAGGTTAAGAAGCCTAGGA